AAGACCCCGTGCTCGAGGATATGCAGATGCAAGGCCTACACGGCGAGGGGTTCAAATTCTCGTCGTCGTCCAAGCAGCAGTTGATGGAAGGGCTAGCCGCTGCGATCCAGCAGGGTCGTATCCGCATCCCTGCTGGCCCCATCGTGGCCGAACTCGAGACGTTCGAATACGAATACACGAGGACGGGCGCGCGCTACTCGGCGCCCGCCGGCCTACATGACGATTGCGTGTGTGCGCTCGCGCTTGCGTGGCGCGCCTATGAGCGCACCCAGCGCGTGCGGCCCCGATTGAGCGCGTCAATGGGCGGAGGAGCCAGACTTTGAAGCGACTGCTTGACGACATCATGGCACGCCACGGCGTGACGCTCGAGCAGCCTCGAGGCATTGGTGCGCCCGTGCGGCTCTCCTCTCCGGCGCGAGGTCGCGCGACCTCGCTGGCCGAGCAGGATCCCATCGGGCAGCCCGGTACGATCATCCGAGACGGCGACATCTACGCCGAGCCCACCTCGCGCTACCGTCCCACCTACGTGCGCGGCTACTCGGGAGATCATGGTCTGTATGAGGAGCACTACCGATCCGAGCCGCTGATCTTCGACGCTGTGCAGTCTCATACCGAGACGCTGGTGCAAGGCCAAGTGCAACTCCAGGCGCCCGCCGAGATCGACGAGTCCATGCGTGAGCGCGTCGAGGACTTCGTGGCGTTCCACAACGCCAAGTTGGCCTCGATGCCTGGTGGCTGGCCGGGGTTCATCGAGAGCGCAGGCTCGTGCCTCATCTATGCGTTTGCGACCTTCAACGTCGTCTACGGCGGCGTGGGTCCTGGCGAGCGCACGTACATCCACGCGCTGCGTTACTACGAGCCCTCCACGATCGACAAGTGGTGTTTTGACGAACGCCTCCACACGCTGCTCGGTGTGCAGTATCGGACCACGGGCGACGGCGAGTCGCAGTGGTACGTGCCCGCTCTGGGCGAGTCCGTGACTGACCGTCGCCTCCTGCTCGTCAACCTCAACGCGCGCGGGAACAACGTCGAGGGCATCTCGCCGCTGCGCCCCACGATCTTCTACGTCAAGGCCAAGCAACTGCTCATGCAGATCGCGATGGTGGCCGCCGAGAAGTACGGCATTCCCATCGCGGTGGTGCGCGAGGTGGTGGTGCCTCCGGGCTCGGGCTCGCGCTCCATCGAGGACGACGCCGACACCATCTATCGTGCGCTCAAGTACCAGCAGGCCGTCGACGCCCACGTGGCCAAACTCCCCGCTGGCCTCGACATCGAGTTCAAGGGGCCGCAGGGCCAGATGCCCACGTACGGCGACCTCATCGCCTACTGTGACCAGATGATCGCCACGACGTTCAGCGTGGAGGGGTCGCTGCTGGGGTTGCAGCAAGCCGTGGGCTCCTACGCGCTGGGCGAGGTCAAGGAGCGTGACGCGCTGCGCAGCGCGCCCTACTACGCGCGCCGCATCCTCGCCCCGCTCAACGAGATCATTCGCGAGCTCGCGATCTCCGAGCTCGGCGAGATGGACGAGTACCCCAAGCTCGTGTGGCGCATGGACACGGCGACCGATGACGGCGCCTGGCTCGAGCGTGCCACGCAGGTCTTCGGCGGCCCCATCGACACGTGGCCCAAGGCCGCCCAGGCCGTCGCGCTCGAGATGCTCGACCTGCCGCCCGACACATTCGACTCCACCGAGGAGCAGCAGGAGGAGCCGGAGACCCCCACCGGGTCGCTCGGGCTCGCCTCGTGTGGACACGACCACCTCACGCTCACGGACCGGACCCCCGGCGCGCTCGAGCTGGCGGAAGTCGACGGCCTGGAGTCCATCATGGATGCCACCGAGGCCGCGCTCGCCGCCGACCTCGCACGTATCCAACGCGACATGCGCGACGAGTGGCGCGTGCTGATCCGTGACAACGAGACCGCCGCCGACCTCATCGCCGACCGCCGCGCGCTGCGTGACCGCTTCGAGCCCATCATCCTGGCTGCCGTGGTCGACGCGATGCGTGAGGCCGCCGAGCGTGCCGGTGGCGCCTACCTCGACGCCCTCGGGGCCACGGGCTCCTACACGCTCGACGTGGACGGGGAGATCGAGATGCTCGCCGTGGGGACCGCCGACGAGGCGTTGAACCGCATGGTGGGCAACATGACGGCCTCCGAGGTCGAGCGCGCCCGTGGTGGCCGCCGCCTCACCATCCCCCTGCTCGCCGCCTCCACTCTCGCCATCATCGCTGCACGCGTCACCAGCAGCGCCATCAACCGCGCCCGTGACCGCGTGGTCTCGGGTCTCGTGGACGCGGCCCGTGAGCGGGGCGCCTCCATTGGGCGCGTGGTCGCCACCAGGAGCGCCGTGCTCGACTCGCGCACGTGCAGCGAGTGCCGCAAGCTCGACGGGCGCAAGGCCGCCGTGGGGAGCGCAGCGTATCGCGACCTGACCCCGCCCAATCGATGTCTCGGGCGTGAGCGATGCAGGTGCGTCTGGATCTACCAGCTCGATTACGACGCGCTCGCGCGCGCCGGGGTGATCAGTGAGCAGGCTGCCGCCGAGAGGTTGGCGCTCGATGCCGTGAGGGAGGACACATGACGCACCATCTGACCAGGGTGGACCCGAGGCTGATCGTGCTGCGCGAAGGCCCCAAGGCCGTGCGCCAGCGCTGGCACCTGTTCGCCTGGGGCGAGGTGCTCCACGAGGTCGAGGACTTCGAGATCAACGAGGAGTTCGCGCGCGAGATGCTCGCGAGCTTCGCCGCGCTCACCGATGGCTACCCCTACCGGCCGCCCATCCTCGAGGAGCACGAGGCGCAAGGGCGCGGCTTCGGGATCGTGGTCGCCATGGGCACCGACGACGAGGGCATCTGGGCCGACGTCGACTTGCCCGAGGTCGTGGCTGCCGAGATCGACGCGGGCCTACGCATCTACATCTCACCGAGCTTCTACCCCGAGTGGGTCCACCCGCACACGGGTGAGGAGCTGCGGTTCGTACTCAGGGAGGTCAGCCTCGTAGGCGTGCCACACCTCAAGAACCTGCGGCCACTCGGGTCGCACTACAGCCTGTCCGAGACCGGATGGGCGACACCCACCACACAGGAGGCCGCAATGGCGGATCTGGAGCAGCCCGAGACGCCGGAGACGGCGCCCGTGGACAACACCGAAGACGACACCCCGGACATCGACATGGCCGAGGAGTTCAGCAAGCTCTCCGAGCGCGTGAAGGCGCTCGAGGACGCGTACTCCAAGATGATGGAGGGCGAGGGCGAGGAGGAGGAGATGGGCGAGCCCGTCGACAACTCCGAGGCCACCGCCGAGCAGCGCATCGCCGCGCTCGAGCGCACCATCGCGCTCAAGGACGCCGAGATCGACGTGCGCAGCGTGCTGCCCACGGCGCCCATGCAGGAGGTCACCGACCTGGCCGAGACCATCGTCGACCAGCCCAAGCGCGGGCGCCGCCTGCTCTCGCTCGCCGAGCGTGCGTACAAGGCCGAGACCAAGGCCACCACGAACACCGTGCAGGAGCCCATCGGCAACCCCGGCGCGTCGACCTCGGGGCCGATCAGCTACTCCGAGGCGTGCGACGAGATCGAGGCTGAGCTGGGCACCACCGACATCGTGAACATCACGAAGGTGCTCACCGAGCGCTACCCCCACCTCGCGGGCCAGACCGTCTTCGACGGCTGAGCCGACCCGAGACCCCCCCAACACGATAACGCCCCATCAGGGCAACCCATACAGGAGGCCATCATGGCGAACCCCAGGACCGAAACCGCCGGGGGCACGATCCCCAAGTTCTCGCTCGTCAAGCTGTCGAGCGGCGAGGCCGTCGTCTGCGCGGCGGCCACGGACAAGCCCTACGCGTGTACGCAGGATCACAGCGCCGTCGATGGCGACCTCGTGACCGTCGAGTTCGATACCGACCGCGTGAAGCTTACGGCGTCGGCGGCCATCGCCAAGGGCGCCGAGATCATGCCCGCCGCGGGCGGCAAGATCGCGACGTACAGCGCGGGCGCGGGCGTCTACAAGGTCGGCATCGCGCTCGAGGCGGCGGCCGCCGACGGCGACGTGATCGAGTGCGAGTACCGCGTCGGCGACTTCGGCGACCCCACCACCTGATCGCCTGATCAGCATCTGGCGCGTCCGTAGTGGGCGCGCCACCCACACACAAACGAGAGCCCGCCCGGCAGCAGCCGTGGCGGGCTCTTTGCGTATAAGGAGGAGCCAATGGGCTTCAACCCCGCCAGTCTGCCCGGTGACGTGCTCGATCGCGTCTTCAAGGGCCTCGAGTCTCAGGACGGCGCGCTCGTCGACCGCCTGGGCGTCAAGATCCCCGTCAGCCAGCTCTCGGGCACCATGCCTACGCTGCCCAGCGTCAACAACCTGGGCCGCCCCTCGGACACCGGGCTCTCGGAGGGCGCCGAGGCCAAGCCGTTCTCGGCCGAGCTCTCCAGCGTCGCCTACTCGCTCAAGAAGTACGTGGGCATGGGCAGCGTGCCCGATGGCGTCAAGGTCGAGCTCGACGCGCTCGGCATGCAGACCCTCTCCTGGTACATGCAGCGCGCCAAGGCCGAGCAGGACGTCAAGATCAACGCGTACTTCGACAGCGTGCTCAAGGACACGAGCCTCAACCTCACGCAGGCGGCGGGCACGGTGTGGTCCGACTCGTCGTCGACGCCCATCGAGAACATCCAGTCCGCGCTGCGCAAGTGCGGCAAGGGCGACACCATCGTGCTCGGCGACGACGTGGTGGACGAGCTCTCCGTCCACCCCGACATCACCGCGCGCATCAGCAACTACTCGGGCGGCGCCGCGAGCGAGGGCGAGTTGCTCGAGCTGTTCCTGCGCCTGTTCAAGTCCGTGAAGAAGGTCGTGCTCGGCACGAACCTCTACAACTCCGCGAACGAGGGGCAGTCCGCCACCATCGCCTACCAGTTCGACGGGCTGGCGTGGGTCGGCCACGAGCGCGACATCGTGATCCCGTACATGAACACGGGCAACGAGACCGAGCAGGAGCGCGAGGCCAAGAAGGGCGCCACCACGGTGATCGCCACTCGCCGCCTCGACATCAAGCGTCCCAACCGCGACACCGGCTGCATCATCACCGGGATCTGAGCCCACCCCGGCTCGCCCCACCCCCAAGCGTGGCTGCTGCGGCAGACGGAGCGCGCGCCCATCGGCGCGCGCGGCGGTTCGAGTCCGCCCGCGCTACTCACCATCCACCCTCACCCACGAGGCTCACATGGCCATCAGCTTCAACACATTCGCGGACGGCAAGCGCTACCGCCTCCTCTGGATGGGCACCACGCCGATCAAGACCGAGGACGGCGTGCGCCGCCCCTTCGAGCCCTTCGACGCCTCGCCCCGCTGGCTCCAGGGCCGCCACGGCATGGCCCACCGCCTCGTGACCACCGATGACTACGCCCTCGGGCTCGCCAAGGCGTCGAGCTTCGATCTGTGCGAGCACGCCAGCCGTCGGGGGGTCTCCACCGAGTCGCACCGCAAGGCCGACCTGTTGGGGCTGCTGCTCGAGGGCATCGCGCCCGTGCCGCCCTTCGAGGAGACGGGCGAGCAGCCCCAGCCCGCCGAGGAGGGCGAGGCCGTGGGCGGCTTCGTATCCATGACGCTCGACCTCGACGCCATGAGCCGCAACGAGCTGCGCGAGGTCGCCGCCGAACTGGGCCTCCAGGTTGGCGGCACCAAGGACGAGCTCAAGGCGCGCATCGAGGCCGCCCACGTCGAGACCTTCGAGGAGGAGTGATGTCCGAGCGCGACGAGATGGAGGAGCCGACGCTGTGCCGGGTGACCGCGCGCGTGCGTCAGCTCAATGGCTGCTACCCCGGCGAGGAGGTGATCCTGTCTCGCGCCGCTGCCGACGAGCAGGCGCGGCGTGGTCGTGTGCTGGTACTCGGGCCGCTCGAGCCCACCCCTGATACGAGCGAGGAGGAGTGATGGCCGTGCGCACCTACGGCGTGGTGCTCGCCGACATCCTGGCGTTGCTGCCCGTGAACACCAAGGGCATCTCCGCAAGCACCCCGCTCTCCACCACCCACATCACCGGCTACATCGAAGACGGCGCTGGCCGCCTCACTGCCGCGCTCAAGCGCGCAGGGGTCGACCCTGACAGCCTCGACGACGACACCACCGCCCAGGTCAAGAGGGCGCTCGAGCACTACGCCGTAGCGGCCTGCATGGCCAAGCTCGGGCGTACGTCCTCATCGGCGTACACCGAGGCCAAGGCCGCCTACGAGGACGCGCTCGCGCGCTTCGAGGCGTCGGGCTCATCGCTCGCCGCCCAGCCCAGCAGCGTCAAGACCACCGTGGACACCAACCCCGTGCATGACTCGCGCGGGTTCTTCACCTCCGGCAAATCGATCTTTTGAGTGGTGGCGTGGACATCGAGGGCGTCGAGGCCGTGGCCAAGCTGCTCGACGGCATGCGCCTTCGCATCGAGCGGTGGACCGATACCGCCCCGCGTCTGCATGACTTCCTCCTCGTGCGCCAGCGCGACCTCTTCGCCACGGGCGGTTCGTCTGAAGGGATGAAATGGGCGGGCTACGGAGGCGAGCCGAAATACAAGGCCTGGAAGCAGGCCGTGCTCGGTGACCTCACCGTGCTGCGCTGGAAGGGCGGCAAGAACGAGCGCCTGTATCCCTCGCTCACCGACCCGCGCCACCCGCACCACGTCTTCGACGTCGGGAGTAACAGGGTCGCCATGGGCACCTCGCTTTCCTACGCCAAGCGCCTTCACCGAGGCGGCAAGAACATGTTCGGGGAGCCGATGCCCGCCCGCCCGCTCGTGGGCCTGGGCGAGCGCTCGACGATGCGCCTGGCGCAACTCCTCGCCGTCTACATCGCGCGCGGCAACTCGCGCGGCAACACCTGGAGCCGTTGACACATGGCACGTATCCCCATCGCCAGGGCGCGCCGCTGGGCGCTCGACAGGCTCGTGCGCGTGCTGCGTGAAGAGTACGCCACCCGGCTCGCCGCCGAGGCCGAGGCGCACGGCCTCGTCGACCTCACGGCGCCCGAGCCCGAGCACATCTTTCGCATCGCGCCTGCCAACGCCGAGACCATCATCGCCAATGCGGACGCGTGGGTGTCGATCTACCCGAGCTCTCCGGTGGCGCCTGCCGCCCAGCGTGGCAGCGCCGGGCCGGGCGGCTACTGCCTCGACGTGGCCATGGACGTGACCGCGCTGCTCGTCTTCCGTGAGCCGATCATGGAGATGCCCGCTGCGGTCGCGCGCCCCGATGGCGTCGACCCCGAGGCGCTCGAGTCCATCGACCTCAACGCCGAGCTCCTCGCGTTGCTCTCGGACGTCTACACCGGCGCGCTCGTCCACACGCTGCTCGAGTACGGGCAGGGTGGGCAGGCCATCCACGACATCGCGCTCGTGGCCGACGAGTCGCAGGTGCTCACCAACGACGCGGGTGACCTCTTCGGCGCCGCCTCGGTGGTCGTGCGCGTCACCCAGCGCGCGACCGTCCCCAACAAGAAACCGCTGCCCAGCGACACATAAGGAGGCCGCCCATGGCCGGTATCAAGACAGCACAGAAGCGCGTGATCATCGCGTCCGAGGCCACCTACGGCACCGATCAGGTGGACGTGATCTTCGGAGACGGTGACGCCGACATCATCTACCAGGACGTGCAGGGCACGCCCTCGATCACCCCGCTGCGTGACATCGTGGAGATCGACCGTGCGCGCTCGTCGCACTCGGGCGTGGCGCACAAGTCACTCGCCAACTCCGCCGACGTGTCGATCACCTTCGCGCTCACCGGGCGCGCGGGCTCGGGCTCGGGCAGCGAGGCGCCGTACTACGCCGCCGCGCTCAAGGCGAGCGGGCACGCCGAGACCGTCGTGGACTCCACGAGCGCGACCTACAACCCCGCCACGGCGCAGCAGCCGGGCATGACCGTCTACCTCTACCACGAGCTCGAGGACGGCAAGCAGCGCCTCCAGCGTGCCACCGGCGTGCGCGGGAACATGAACTTCGTCTTCGAGACCAACACCGAGGCGCGCGCCGAGTTCACTGGCAAGGGCCGCTACGTCGACGTCTTGAGCGATGAGGCGCAGTTCTTCAGCGCCACCACGGGCGCCGTCGCGCTCGAGGCCGACGGCTCGACCTCGGTCACTGCGAGGACGGGCGGCACCGAGCAGTACGCCGACAACGACCCGATCATGGTGCGTGGCATCACCGCCACCATCAATGGCAACTCCTGGTGCATCGCGTCGATGAACCTCAACACCAACTGGACGTTGCACGAGCAGCAGTGCGCCAAGGGCACCGCCTCGCTCGATGCGGTCAAGCTCACGCGCGGTGCGGGCCAGCGCGTCGGCGGCAGCTTCACGCTCCAGACCGACGACACCACGGTGATCGATGATTTCATCGACCTGTATGAGACCGCCGACGAGTTCGCGATCACCATCGAACTGACCGCCGACGATGGCGGCTCGGGCGACGCCAAGATCAGCCTCACGGCGAGCAAGGCCCAACTCGGTGCGCCGTCGATGGGCGACAACGGCGGGTTCGTACAGTTCGACATCCCGTTCTTCTTGAACGGCGACTTCAGCGACCTGTTCCAGGACGACGACTATGCGCTTGCGTACACGGCTGTGAGCTGACGTGCCGTCGTGGGTCACACCCTCGGGCGTGCGGCTGGACGGCCGCACGCCCGAGACGGCCGCCGACGTGCTCGAGGTGCAGGCACTCGCCATCACGCCGATGGTGCTCGCCGAGTCGCTCTCGACGCCACCGCCCTCCACGTCAGTCCATGCGCTGCTCGAGTGGTGCGCGCGCCATACCACCGAGGTCACGATCGACGGTGCGGCCGTCGACGACATCGCGTGCGCGCTCGATGAATCGCTCGTGCCCGTCGAGCAGATCGCGTGGGCGCAGCGGCTGATCGCAGCCGCGTCTCTGCACGAATCCATCGAGCGCTCGGCCGCCGAGTACCTCGACATTCTGGCAGACGGTGGGTGCGAGTGTGCGTGGTGTGCGCCCAGAAAGGGGCGTGCGCGACCTGACACCCGCCCCGCTGCGTGCCTGCTCCGTCCGATCCCCGAGCCCGTGCGCAGCCTCGTCGTCTCGTGGTGGCCGCTGCGCTCGAGCGTGTCCCCCTCCAATCCGTATTGGTCCCACCAGCTCGCCGCCCATTGGGCGGCCTCGGTGGGCCGTGTCCAGGCCGAGGCTCGCCGCAAGAGCGAGTTGCGCGATCACGCGCGTGGCCGCCTCCATCAGATGGGTATCCTATGACCTCCTACGAGCCAGCCAAGCCGGGCGCCTACTCCAAGAAGCTCGGCGAGTTTCCGCTGCCTCGCGGCGGCTCGGTCGTGGTGCGCAAGCCTCGTGGCACGCGTCACGCTGACATGCTGCTCGCGGCGCCCACCATCGTCGACGCCATCCGCAGCGCCATCCTTCGCGCTCGTCTGTCGGCCTACCGAGCCCACCGTGCCAGCGAGGCCACCCGGCTCGATGGCGTCGAGGACTCCAAGGAGGCCGAGGGTGTGCGTGCGACGCTGGAGTGGTGCGACCGCGTGATCGAGGCGCTCGAGGCGCGCGTGGGCGCGTCCACCGACGATGTGGAGACCATCGCGCCGAGCGCCGAGTTGGCGGCCGTCTATGCCTACCTGGTCGAGCACATCACCGACATGCGAGGCGTGGACGACTACGACTGGCGCGCCATGGACGACGAGGCGCGCGAGGAGTTCATTGCGCTCCTCGGGCCGTCCGTCTCCGGCCTGCTCGCACGCATCATCCAGGCATATGACGACCTGGGCCGCCCCGTGATCGAGGGTGCCTCGAGTGTCTGACCAGACCGTCACAATCGCGGTCACGGTCGACGACCTCGCCGCCCCCGAGCTCAAGCGCATCCGCAAGCAGACCGAGGACGTGGGCAAAGCGTTCGAGCGGACTGGCAAGCGCATCGAGCGCGGACGCGACGAGCTCGGGAAGTTCGTCAAGGGTGCGGGCAAGGGGTACGATTCGGTCGGCGGCGGGCTCAAGACCGCGCTGGCCACTGTCGGATTCGACAGGTTCGCCGACGCTGCGATAGGCGCGGCCACCGCCGTGGCGCGCAACTTCGTCAACGGCATCAAGGCCGCCGTTCGCGCCAACGCCGAGCTTCAGCAGTCCATTCAAAACGCCGTGGCGATCTCGGGCGGCTCGTATGCCGACCTCGAGGAAGCGGCTGTGTCTGCGGGCATGGCTGCGGCGTTCTCGGCCAAGGAGGCGGGCGACGCGCTCGGGTTCCTCGCGCAAGCTGGCTTCAATGCCGCTGATGCAGCGCAGGCGCTCCCTGGCGTGCTCGACCTCGCGAGCGCCGGTTCGCTCGAACTCGCACGCGCCGCCGACATCGCATCGAACGCGCTGTCCGGGTTCGGACTTGGCGTCGACGAGCTCGGGCGTGTCAACGACGTGCTCGCCCAGACGGCGGCCTCGAGTAACACCAACGTCGAGCAGCTCGGCCATGCGCTAAAGCAGGTCGCCCCGCTCGCGGTCGCGTCGAGCCAGTCGCTCGAGTCCGTTTCCGCAGCGATCGGCATCCTGGGCAACGCAGGCATCCAGGCCACGCAGGCAGGCACGATGCTGCGCGGCGCGCTTGGTGCGCTCCAGAAGCCAAGCGGCGAGGCTGCCGCCGTCATCGAGTCTCTTGGCGTCAAGGTCCTCGATGCCGAGGGCCAGATGCGTCCGCTGATCGACATCATCCGCGAGCTCGGCGCCGCCGGTGCGACCAACGCGGACCTCCTCACCATCTTTGGTCGCGAGACCATCGCCGGTGTGGCTGCGCTCTCGCAGGCCACAGACCAGTGGGCCGACGCCACGCGCAAGGCCACCGACGAGTCGAAGGGGTTCGCCAAGGAGGTCGCCAACCTCAAGCTCGACACGCTGTCTGGTCAGTATCAGATCCTGACCGGCTCAGTGGACACCTACGCCGCTCGCGTAGGCCAGACGCTCAATCCGGGGCTGATGGAGGCGGCGCGCGCGACCAACGCCGTGCTCGCGGAGTCCACGCTGCTCAACGCCGAGCTCGCCACGCTCTCGGCAGTCGTGGGGGCAAACACGGACGCCTTCTCCAACCTCGCCGCCAGCGGCCTCGTGGTCGTGGCCACCACGGCCAAGTCTGCATTCGACTCGATCTCGGCGCTCGTCGGCGCGATGTCGCGCACGGTCGATGTCGCAAGCGAGGCTGCGAAGTTCGTTGGCCTGGCCGACGAGTCGTTTGGCAGCTTTGCGGACAAGGCTGAGATGGCAGGCGACGCGGTGCAGGTCTTTGGCCACGGCGTCATCGGTCTGCTCACCGTGTTCGCGCCGCTGCCTGCGCTTCTCGCACATGGCGCGCTGTATTTCGCCGACATCGGAAACAACGCACGCGAGGCCGCCGAGGAGATCGAGCGCATCGACTCCGAGCGTCGAATGCGACAGGTGGCGCAGGACACGCAGACTGCCGCCGAGACCTTCGAGGGGTTCGTCGACGCGCTGAAGGAATACCCCAGCCTGATCGCGAAGGGCGTCGAGGAGACGATCAAGCAGCGCATCGAGGAAGAACGCGTTGCTGAGATCCGCAAGCGCAACAGCCAGGCGGCGCTCCAAGCCGACATCCGCGCGGCCAAAGCCAAGGC